TTTATTTCAAAAGAGGAATTAATAGAGTAGTCCCCAAAGACCTCGTCTTTAGTATCTCCTTTTACTACCAAATAATTTTTTCCATCTTTTTCCTCAATATCAATAATCAAGTCATCTTCATTGATTCCTACTACGTTATGAATTAACACTAATTTGTCTTTTTCTTTTTTGATTTTATAAGGGTACATGTCATGTACAGCCCTGTCAAAAGAATAGGAACCTTTGTTCCAGAATAAGTTAAACAAATCATCATAAGTATACATAATTAAACAACCTCCTATTGCCTATTATAACGGCTAAAAAATTTTATGCAGTAACAAGAGTAAAACCATTTTCCCATGGGATTGCGCAATAGTGGTAAACCTCATCACTGTCAAAAAAATATATTACAAGAGAAAAGGAGTTCAAAAAAATAGTTTTAAACAATTGAAATTCTACTTGAGGAAAGTCTTTTTGGCGAATTTTCAATTTCATTATTATCTACTCCTTTCTCTATTATTATTATAACAAAAATTTTAATTATTTGGGAAAAGTTCCTCAATGCTTTGTATATATAAATAAAGAGCTTGCGCAACATCTCTCCAAGGATCATTCTCATCCAAATATCTATTTAAAGTATAATAACAGCCAGATAATCTTGAAAAATTAATACTTTTTGATTGATTATTTTTTACTATTGTTAGAGGTTTTACTTGCAATCATTGTCTAAAATCTTCTTCTGCTGGTAATCGCATTCAATAAATACGGTTTCCAGATAAGTAGGGCTGAAGAGTATTGTTTTCATAAGAAAAAGAAAAATCGTTAATATTCTCTCCCTCTTTTAAACTAATTCAAAAATTATTTTCAAACACATTTGAAAGTCCAATTCCACCCCAGCAACTATTTATTTCAAAGTCTGATAAAATTGATGTGTGATTTGCAATTTTATATGCCTCTAAATCTTGAGCTTTTATATTTTGAACAATTTTTTGTTCTCTAGTTAATTTATCGTTAGCGTATGGCGCAGATTCTTCATTTAACTTTTCTATTGAAGAAAATATGTTTAGCAGTGCAACACAATAATTTTTTAATTCTTGTGTAGCAGAATTAGACTCAATCTTATCATAACAATAATCACTAACAAAAAAATCAAGGGTTTTTATTATTTTTTCAGAAGGTAATAAAAACTCTATTGCTGTTTTATAATTTCAAAAACCTACACTTTCAATAGGCGTTTCAAATTTTCATAACAAATTTGATGCTTTGTTGTCACTGTTTGAAATATTTAAAAAATCTTCAGTTATAGGAAAATCGTCAATTAAAAATCTATATTTTAAACTTGTAACATCAATATCTTCTTTAAATTGAATATAAAAAATCGTTTGAGGAGGATTTAAAACATTTAATGCATGTTGTTCTTTCTTGATCAAATCCAAGTATTCATTATTTTCTCGCCAATTATTTTTTATATGCGCTCAAGCCTTGCCCTGATACCACTCATCATCTTTGCGCACAAATAATAATCCCTTTTGTCATCTTTTATTCTTTGTGTAAATTCAAACAGATGCATCCTGTTTTCTTTTTACAAGAGATAAAGAAATATTGTTTCCTACTGAAATTTTATCTCCTGGCTGATACAAAGTACTTCCATCTTCTGCAATCCAACCATCTGCTTCAACCCCGTCTGGGAAATCTGCAACAATAATTTTCTTTGGCTTCAATTTATTGTTTCCAGAAAAATGCCAAGCTGCGGTAAAGGTTACTTTACCATTAACAAAATCAGAGACAATTTCTTCTCCTGGATTTCATCTAGTTCATTGATCTTTTTTTTCGATAGTAGGATACACTAAATATTGACCCTTATCATTTTTTCGGTTTGAAGTTTCACCACGACCTTGTAGAATTCTTGGTGATGTTACGTCAACCGTTCAACCATTCAAAGGTACGTTTGTTACCCAGTGAGAAAAAATTGGGTCTTCAGAATAATTTAAATTTATAGTATCTGTTTTATAAACAGTATCCTCATCTTCATAATAAGTTATTGAAACATTAGAAGACCTATTAAAAATAGGTTTTTCAGATGGAATATAATAATGTTGATAAGGTATTTTTGTTTCTTGATAATCTGTATTTTTAAAATTATCTTTAAAAAATTCTCCATTTTTAAAACCAGGATTATCAACATCTATATTTGCAAAACCGTTATTATAAGATAAAATAAAACCCGTTCCCGCCAAAGAAAGTGGTACCATTAAATCTAAATCAAAACTTAGGTCTACTCAATATCACAAACCATCAGCAGGATTATATCCATAATATCCTTTTGTGTTTCCCGCATATATTACAGAAGGGTCTCAATAAAATCGAAATTTTAATTCAGAAGAAACTTCTATTTGAGATACATCATAAGATAAAAGCTCTTTTATTTCTGGTGTGTATTTTCCTACACTTATAGAATTAACAACACCATTTTTAATAATATCATTACCAGAATACAACTCTCATAAAAATCTAACGTAATGACATCTTCCGTCATTTGGCCCGTTGAATCCAAATCCTTGTTGGTCACCTTCAGGAGGGCAGATATAACTATATTGATAATTTGCTCTATTGTGAGTTATTTGAACAGCAATTTTTAAGAAATTTCCTTGTTTAACTGCACCAATATCAAATTTTAATTGTTCATGCGCCTCTGTCCCCAGTATTTGATATTCTCTAAAATATGCCATTTTTATCTCCTTTCTTTCCTAAGAAAAAAAAGGAGACTTATTCGTCTCCTTCTTTAAATATTTTTTTAATTCATTGAATTAATCTTTTTAACCAAGCAACAAAGCCAGTTCCTAAGATTTCTTCTTCTGTTTTTTCTTCTTTTGGAGGAGCAACATTGTTATTTTCTTTTTCATCTGGTTTATCATCTTTTTTAATTGATAATTCTTCAAGAGGAACATAAGATAAGTTCTTATCAAGTGGAGTAGAAGTGTATTGGTGTAAAACTGCTTTATCAGAAAAATCTCCATGAACTTCTCCATCATTAATTCCTCAGAATGCAATTCATTTATTACATTTTACATCTGGCATATAAGTATTAAACCAAATTTCTGTGCTGTAAACTCCACAATAATAACCAGCTTTTGAAATTATTTCAAGGAACTTATTTACAAGAGGAGTAATATGTTCTTTTGTTAAAATACCATTTGCAGCTTTAAAGCCATCAGCATCTTCCATGTCAAACCAAACTCCGCAAGAAATATTTTTTCCTTCAATTGCTTTGAGTACCATCTCTGCTTGTTCTGCGGCCCCGTCAAGGTTAAGCGCATAGTCATACCAATAAACACCATAAGGAATATTTAATTCTTCACATTTGCGCACGTTGGCTTCAAACATAGAATCAATTTTTACTCCTTCATTAAGTCTAATAATAACAAAATCATTTGTTCCTTTTAATGAAGTTAAATCAATATCTCCGTTTCAAGAAGAAATATCTACTCCATAACCAAAGACCTTTTTAACAGCTTCTTCTTTTGTATCTTCATGAAAATCTTCAGTAGAAGGATTGTCTGTTGTTTCATTAGGGTCAGAAAAAGTAGCTCACATTTCACTTCTATCTTCTGTTCCAGAAACAGCTAAGAAGATATATTCTCCATTTTCTTGTCATACGACATAACGATGACCATTGCCGATATATTTTCAGTAATAGCGAATTTTATCTCCCTCGTTATAAACTCTAACAACTTCTCCACTTGGTGCGCCTTTTCTTGCGCGAACATCACTTACAGTTAATGTGGCAATACCATCTTCCTGTATTAATTCGTCAATAGGATTTGTTGCTGGGGTAGTTGCTTTTAATCTAAATGCTGTTGCATAGGTTCCCCAATAAGGTAGCACGCAAAGATCAAAATTACCATTATATCCACCTTGGTTTTGTCCCATAAAATAGCCTTGACTTCCGTCTATATCAGAATGGAATAAAGCAATATGACTATACGGAGTATAAGCATTCTCTGTAAAAAGAACAACATCTCCTGGCTGAAGCGTTTCAACTTCGTCAAAATATTTTAAAATTCCATTTGAGTATCTCTGCTCTCAAATATCCTTTACATATCCACTATTTGTGCAATAGCAAAAAGGAACATCGTTTTCGATACACCATTTTGCGTATCCATCTCAACATTGATTTCCATAATATCCATCAATGTCTCAGCCAGTTCCTATAAATGTATTATAAAAAGTATTATAATCCATCAGAATTTTCTCCTTTCTTTTCAATTGTTGCCAATTTATCTACATCATCTTCCATTTGTTTTATAAGTAAATTATACTGTTGTTGAGATTTTATTTTTGCCAGTAAATTAGCTTGCATGGATTCATACAGCTTCTTTTTTCTCTCAGCAATCTTAGTTTTTATATTATTTAAAAAATTATTTGAATCATAGTTAACAGAAGTAGAATTTAGAATGATAATACTTTCTTCTAAGTTCTCACTTACATAATTTTGTATTACTAATTCTGCGATTGCATCTTCCAATAAACTTGTATCTGGATTTGCTTTATTTGCAGTAAAATAAATTCCTATTGTCTCATCCATATAAGCACCAAATTCAGAAAATTGTCTATTTAAAGATAATGTTTGAATAATGTCTTTTGAATCTATACATAAATGAATTCCTGACCCTGCAGCAGACACAAAATTCTTTGATAAGATTTCGTCAGCCTGTTCTCGTGCACTCAATGGAACAAATACAATTTGTGCTTTATTGCTAATTTTGGTTTTATTTTTGGTTGTTTCACCCATCATAAGAATTGATTTTTCATCATAATCTCCAACAGGAATTAAATCATAAGTTACTTTTAAATTTGGCCCTTTAAAATAGATTTTTTTACTATAAGGTTCTGTTACTTCTGTACTAAAAATATCTGAAAATCTTTCTTTATCTATTTCAACAGGGTTGTCTGTTCTTTTATATGCAGCTAGTAAAGTTGCTGGATATGTTCCGTTGGTAATAGTTGAAGGTGCAAAATAATGAAATTTATTAATAGATGGATTTGGCGGACTTCAACAAAGCCAAGTACAAACAACAGCTTCCATTGGTTTTTCACAATCATAGCCACCGGCTCCAAAATAATATCTTTCATAATATTGTCTTTGTCCAGTAAACATATAATGATCGAATTTAAAAGTAATTGGGTCTGATTTTTTCCCACTTGCATAATATGGACATATATAAACTGGAACAAAATCTTTTTCAGTTCTAAAATACATGTTATCTACTTCAGTAGCCATATCTCATGGATTGATAATTTCCATTTTTGCTTTTCCTGCAGGCATCTCTTCGTCCCATTTTTGATCTTGAATTAATTGATAAACAACTCGTGCATCTTGTGCTCTTTCTGGGTCTAGCGTGAGAGGTCTTTCATAATTCGTTTGAAATATCATCGCCGCTTCTGCAGCACCCTGTAATGAATTAAACTTTTTATTTGTAGCTCATTCTTCAAAAGTCATGTTTGAAGCATTTGAGTAACCCATCGCCGCAGTTCCTCATTGAAGGCCATTACAGTATTCTAAAAAAATTTGTTGACATTCAGCATTTCCCAAAACTGTTGGGTCTGAATTCATGGCCTCATCTCATAAACTTGCATATCCTGAGTTATAAACTGGACTCATATTTTGCAATGGAGCTAAAATTTCAGTAGCTGGAGTTCATTGTACAAGACCATAGCCACGTGCAGTATTTCCAACATCACCATTTTGTCATCTATTTGGGTTCATTCCAGATTCATTTTTCATGTTTGCAATCATACCAGCAATAGCTCCGTCTGTTCATTTTGTAGTTTTGTTTTGTCAAATAGGGTTTAACTCTTCTATTTGTTCTAAACACTTAAAAAAACCATAAACGCAGCGCATATTGTTAAATAATTCGTCGTCATTTGCTAGTAGTGCCCTTTGTTCTCTTGGAACAACTCACGTTAGACCTTTCGCATATTTATGAAATGAAGCATATTGACTACTAGTATCATTTGCAGTATCATTCATATAACAAACTTTATAATATTCCGTCGAACCTATTAAAGAATAACACATCACTTGCTTCACCGCTTGTCCAACACTTATTTCAGTTTTAGTTCCTATAGTTTTTCCACCCTTAAAACTCGATGCAACACCAGTTCCATAATTTGTTCCGGTTGAAGCTTGACTACCATAAGCACAAGGAGGAAAAGGAGGCTGTCAATCAGTTGATGTTGCTCCATCTGGTAAAATACAAAATTCAATATGGGAGTGAGGCTCACATCCAGTTTCAGAACCATTCATTTTTCTTCCCATTGAAGTTAAATATTGTCCTTGAAGAACAACTGTTCCCTGCCCCCTCATAGTATTACAATGACCAGTTTGAAAAGCGATCATATGAGGTTTATCATCATATGGAACAATAACTGGCTCTTGAGAAACTCAAAGTTCACAATTAGAAGTACCATCAATACATCCCATATTTACAACTGTACAAGGAGCGTATAAATCCCCCCCAATATGATCAATAGGAAAACCACAACAGTGAGAAAAAGTTCTTTCCCCCCAATATTGCACACAGTTTCATTGCGTCCCCGGAAAAAGCATTACTTCATATTTTCCTCTTTTTAAAGTTTGTCCTGGTAACATAATATACTCTCCACTTGAAGAGCTTCAACCATACCTCAATGGTCAGGATATGGTTGAAGCATATTTAATCTTTTTTCACTTTCTTTAATTAATAAATCAAAACTGTCATCAATGACTTCTAGGTATTTTTTATAAAGTCTTTTTGCTTGACCAACAGTAAGAATTGGAAGGTGCATGAAAGGACAATCATTCTCATCTTTTATACTGTCTAATCAAGCCTGAAAGTCCTTTTCATCCATACTAGCCCAACTCTTTATACCCTTGCGCTCTGATGCTGTCATTGACACCTTTCGTTGTTGGGTCAATTATAATACCTAAAACTGCGAGAATATTAATAACAGTCATAACTAAATTAGTAATTGTGTCTTGACTAATAGGAGACACAACTCCAAAAATACCTAAAAGCTGATAAATAAATGCTACTGTTGCTGTTGTTAAAGCAACTAAAGTAGTTTTGTTTAAATAACGTAATTTCCAATTGATTTTCATAAAAAACTCCTCCTTTTTTATTTATTTTATGCCATAAAGAACAGCTCTACAATGATTTAAATAACTTTCACAACAAATATAAACATGTTTTTTATTGTTCGTATCTTTTAATATTTTTCCTCGCGCGATATATGAAAAACCAGTATGGTCGGTTGATTCTGTATATCGACAAGAAAAAACATTTGTAGAGTCTTCTTTACATGCAAGCGGAATTATTGTTGTTGCAAGAATTGTAGACCCTTCAGCCCCACCTTCTTGTCCAACGCATAAAAATAATATCCTATAATTTTCAATATCTTTATCTTCTTCTTCTGTTGCCCATCAGGTTGTTACTGATTCTCCATTAATCGTCTCAGTAAATGAAACTCGATCTTCATTGCTTTTTCCTTCGTAGTCGCTAGCAATAAGATCAATTCCTCCAAACATAACTTTATCTAAAGAGATCGTATTATCTTGAATTTTTGCTCCATGAATACCACCCCTACCATTACTATAAGGAACGATTTTATCATTTGTGATTGATTCTTTCATTATCTTTTCTCCAGAAATTCCTCCAACTAAAACTGTCTGACCATCTTTTTGAATTTCTTTTTGAGATAAAATTTTATCATTTGTAATTGCCCCATCAGCAATATGCTTAGTCTGAACTCCTGTTGTCGTAGGTTTATTGCTATCCCATTCTGGCAACTCTATTTTTACAACACGATTATCTAACTTACTTTTTAAATCTGCTAAATAATGTTCAAGCTTATCCAAATAAGCTTTTAAGTCTTTTGCATCAATAGCTGAGTTATCTGGAAGATTAGGAATAGAATCTCCTTGTACAGCCTCAGGAGTAACTACAGGAGTTACATATAAACCTTCTACTGGAGTTGGAAGAGTTTTAATCTTTAGTTTATTTCCCATGATAATACTCCCTTCTATGCGGTTCTTCTTCAAACATAAATCCCAATTCACTTAGGAAGAGTGGAAACAGAGGATTGATCCGCAACAGTCCTTACCGCTCCTAAATCTTTTAATTTTCCAGAATCAGTATCATCTCACTGTTTTCAATTTACAGTATTTTCATCAAATAAAACTTCACTTGTTGCACGGCTTGCCAAATTACCATTTTTCCCACTTGGTGACTGTGAAGATGATATAGTACCGCTCGCATTGCCACCCTCCATTCGAGTCATACCTGCAGTTGAATATGCTCCTGTAAGAGGATTTTGTTTTCAAGATATTGTATAATTCTCATCTGGAAATAAATGTTTATGTGGTGGAAGATTTTTTACAGTTAATTTAGCACTATCACTTCCACCGATTGCAAAATTACCAGAAAACTTTGTATTTTTATTTAAAACTCTTAAAACTCTTTCATCTGAAAGCATTTCTCAAGTTCCTCCAAACATTAATGAAGGGTTTACATTTTTAGATAAAGTAAAATAAAGACTTCCAACAGGATAACATTCATTTGTTGTTAAAACTTTACTTCATCCTTCTCATCCAGACTCTGTTTTTACTCTTTTAAAGGTTGGCGCGTTTGTAACTCCACTTAAAGTAGCAAATTGCGTACATGTATTGTTACTACCAGGAACAGCTCAAACAGTTCAATCTTTATTATTAGTATTAGATACTCCAGAAGTTGGAACATTACCACCGTTATATTTTATTTTATAAAAAGTATTGCCCTGAGTACAAGAATTTGCATTACTAGTGTAAGATGTTGGTGCAGCACCACTTGAAATGCTTTTAACCTGATCTAAAAGATAATCTAAAACTTGTTTAGTATCTGTTAAATTGGAAAAATTAGAGTTTGTATAAGAAACAGCTTCTGCTTTTGTACAAGGATTAACATATGTAAAATTTTCGTCTTGACTTGGTTGTAAGACTTTTAAATGTACTTTTGAATCAATATTTGCCATAAATTATTCCTCCCTTCTAAGAAACTCTTTTCCAAGTGTAACAAGGTCTATTTTTAAAAACTGTAACATAAAAAGGAATATTTGTACCATTTTTACCAGTTAAATCCATTCCCCTAGCATAAAGCGCACCATCAGGTGCAAAAAAACTTCCATAGGTTTCTCAAATTGTGTTCCAGTCTTTTTTTACTATTGTTCAGGTAAAATCAGCATCAGAACCATTACTATGTAACCAATAATCTTTTTTTGTTCCACCTCCTGAAACAGGCTTTTCAGTAGACCCCCAGATACTTTCTAACTGTTCATTAAAATCAACCAAAGAGGCTATCGGCAATATCTGAATATCTACTCCAGGAGGTGCACTTCCACCAGTATTTTTTGCAACACAAGTAAAAGTATGAGACAAAGTTTCTTCTGTTTTTACCCTCTCTCATTTACTACTGCTTCCTAAAGCTAATTTAAAAGTTCCATTGTTTGTATTTGGATTAAAAGTCGAATCATAAGTGGTAATTGTACTATTAACAGGATATAAGAGAGGAATTATTGTATCTCTTATTACGTTTTGCGCTCTTATTTGAGTAATAGTATTAGTTACTAGGCTATCTTTTGTAGCTTGGTCTATTTCAATCGGACTAGAGCTTTCAGAAGGCTCTATACTTTGTATAGCTTCATTAATTTTATCTGTTACATTCCCACTTAAAGTTCTAAATTGAGAAACAACCTCTTCTGCAAAATCATTAAGCTTTTCTGTTGATTCACTTCCATCAAAAGCAGGAAAAGTTCCTTGTACAGCATTTGGAGTTACAACAGGAATTGCATATAAGTCTTCTGCTAAGGTTGGAAGAGTCTTTATTTTTAACTGTTTTTCAACTGTAGGTCTAACAATTTTTTGCTCTAAAGCACCAAATCTCTCATCTATTTCTTGTTGAGAGTATATATTATATTTTCCATCTGCCATCTAACCACTCCTCTCTAATCACTATTAGCTTGTGCCGTTCCACTCACTCCTAAAGGTTTCAGTACAAAATACGATAAATCTATTTGTCCAGAAGATAAGGTCAACATAACATTTGTCATAACCATTCTTGGGATTCCTGAAGAAGTTGCATATTGAGCAACAGAAAAATTGGCTACTGAACTTGTTAAGTTTGTAAGAGGAATTCTTGTTCCTCCAAGAGGAAAATTTGAAACAATATAAATATTTTTTCCTTCTGTAACTGCGGCATTAAATTCAGCAACAGTTTTATCAAAAGAAATTGCTGATTCTGTAGAGGTTCCAACTGATAAAGAATAATCATCATAATTTTGAGTTCTATGCATTTTTGTATTATCTACAGTTGCAGTTATAACAAAAT